AGGTCTGACATCAGGAGTATTTACTCTGAGCTTCGTGGGTCTAGGTTAACTCGAGACGAGACTCCTGCACCTCGGTCTACTCCTAATCAAGGCAATAGGTTTGGAGATCCAGTGAAATTAAACTTTCAACTACCACAGGCACCTCAACCTGTACCACTACAGGCACCTCCACCAAATAGGTTTGGAGATCCGTCGAGACAGGCCAATGTAAACCCAGCCTTGATCCCCGATCCTAGAACCCGAGATCTACTTAACCGTTGACATCAACCTTTATGGTGACGCCGTTACCGCCGAACAGGTGAATTAGGTCATCGGCGCACCTCTCTACTTCTTCAATGATGTCTTCGTCACCCGTAATGCACGCCACGTTAATGGCTTTGTTGATTAGGTCTAACAATGCATCTATCTGCATTTGATGCATCTGCTTGAAGCCTAGTGTTTTTAAAGGTTCTTCCATCATTCTATCATTCCCCAATCATCTTGTATGTCTACATCAATTTTAGAAGGGACTTTGAGCGGCACACCTGTTTCCATAATTTCTTTAATTTGAGTAGCTTGCTCTTGCCCTTCTACGTTAAAGCATAACTCATCATGCACCGTGAGCATAGGAGTAAGTCCCGCCTCATAGCAATCGAGCATGGCTTTTTTTGTTTGGTCAGCCGCGGATCCTTGGATCAAACGATTCAACGCTTTGTAAGTAAACGCCCGTCTTAGCTTTCCCATACCCCCATATTTCTTGTTGGCCTCTTCAAAATTCATCGGCTTGTTGTAACCAAAGGTGGAAGGTTCCCATAAGTCGAAACGGCATAGACGACCAAGCAATGTGCGGATCTGACCTTTGTCTCCGGCTCGATTAGACGCTGCTGTTGCCAACTGCTTAACGAACGGAACCTTCTGGTGATGTCTGTCTATCAAACCCTTGGCTTCGTCCGCAGAGATAGCCAACTGATCTGCGAGTTTGCCGACGCCCATACCGTACATGATCCCCAGGTTCACAGTCTTGGCTTGTTTGCGGGTGATACCTGCTAGATCCGCCACCATTTGATGGAGATCCACGTCACCTGTGTTGAACTCTTCCACGATTGTATCAACCACAGGATCACGCATGATGTCTGGCATATTCGCCGCAAAGTGTACCAAGAGTCTTGGCTCTTGGGATGAGTAGTCAAAAGATCCCCACTTGCAACCATCTTCTGGTATAAACAACCCACGAATTAATCTCTTCAGTTCTTTGTCCCTCGCTGGAATTTGTTGCAGGTTGGGGTTTGATGCTGAAAATCTGCCCGTGACTGTACCCCCTTCATCCCGTCGTGTGGAGTGCAGTTCCGTATGAATACGACCGTTGTGTTCGTGTCGCAGAATGCTGTCGATAAACGTAGAGTCAGCCTTGTCAAACTCTCTAAGGCGCACCAGTGCCTGACATACCATGGCCTCATGACTGTTCAAGTACGACTTGGTAAACGATGGGGATCCCTTCTCCGTAACAGGAAAATCCATGTTCATCTTCTCAAACATCTTTTGTATTGAAGCCGCAGCCCAGATGTCCACGTCCATACCTGACTCTTTTTTAATAATCATCCGCAGAGAGTCAGTCTCTTTGCGAATAATCCTTTTGTTCTGTTCCGCTTTATCCAAGTCAACACGCACACCTTTGCCGCGCATGTCTAGCAAGCAGGGGATGAGACCTATTTCTAGTCTCCATATCGACCACAGGTCTTGCTTCTCTAACTCAATTTTCAAAGCCTGCCATAGTTGCAGTGTAGCTACCGCATCTTGTTCTGCGTAGGCACCCACATATTTGGGTGGCAACTTATACATGCCCGACTTAGGGTCTACGCCCCACTCTTTCGCCGCGGCTTGCAACAGCTTCTCTTGTTTGCGCATCTGGATGTAGTCTCGAGCCATGGCGTCTAGTCCGAAAGACCACCTGTTCTCGTCCACCAAAGCACCTGTTATCATCGTGTCAATTATTTCACCCTTTATCTCCACTCCCTCTGCGCGAAGCCATCCGGCATCGTACGTCGCGTTGTGCATGATCACCTTCATTTCAGGGATAGACATCTGCTTTTTGATCCACTTGATAACCATCTTAGCGTCGAGGTTATGACCGTTCTCGTGGCGCATAGGAAAGTAACCTTTATATTCCCCTGCGGCTACAGCTATCCCAATGATGTGTCCGTCCTTACGAGCCCAGCCAGGGCCTAGTGTTTTAATATTGGGATCATATGTTTCAAGATCTACCGCAACTTCGTTGTATCCTGTCAGGTCAGGGAAGCCTGATGGTATGTTCCAGTCTGTCTCAATCAGATTTAATTCGTTTTTTATTTGATGATGCAGGTCGCTGCCGAATAGATTAGTCATTTGGCTTCCTTATAAACACATCCAACCGCTTCTGTATTTCGTCCTCACGATCAGTGAACTCTGCTCCGAGGGCGCTGTACCCGCACTTATCAATCCATGAATCCTCGTGCCCTATATCATTAAGAAGTCTCGCCGTCTTGACCCAGTCCATCATCAACGCAACATGTTGAGGTGTGATGTAACCCGTGGTGCATTGAGCTTCTTTTACAATGAGGTTCCACCCATCTGCTATACGAGTGAAGTTGTCGTATGCATCACCATAATCCTTGGCTCTCTGTCCGTTGATGTATTCCGAGGCTGTCTCTAAGACCTTATCTCTTTTCATATCTCGTACCTGTATCTTTTATCTGTGTCCAAAAGGTGCAGTTCTTTTCGGGCTCTCGTTACGCCCACATAGAATGCACGGTGTTCATCGTCGGGGTATCTGCTCTCAACACATGCCTTGGTGGATGCTAAGAACACAACACAGTTGTCATCCTCCCCACCCTTCATAGCATGAAACGTCGATACTTTGATCCGAGGATCTTCGGTTATGCTTTCTCCTCTCCTCTCAATAGACTGAACGTACAGTTTGTCGTCGCTCCCTAGTCTGGCTATATCCATAGCGTCTCGATCCAACGGTGCAATCAAACCAAACTTAGTCAGGTCTTCGTATGTCATCATTGCGTCGGGTGCCGCTGCCTCTAGGAGCTTCTTAGCGCCTCTCCTGACGACGGCGTGGTCTCCTTGCTTTGGTACTACTTCGTACAGCTTCTGCGCCTGTAGCACCCCTATACGTCCCCCTCCTTGCAGGATACGCCAGGTAAGCATAGCCTCACCTAACTTGGGATCGATAGACGGGTTTCACTTCACGACATACAAGTACCCTGCTTCGCGTAACTGATCAGCAAACTCTTTAACGAAACTGTTCGTCCGGCACATGATTGTCCATGACCCTTTGTGTATAGGAACAGTGTCGAGTGTTAGATGATACTCAACCTTCCCTTCCTCCTCCCGTGGATGAAACTCTTTGGGTATGCGTCCTTGAATCCTGTTGGCTATCTGTTGTGACAGCGCATGTACCTTCTTAGGAAGACGATACGACTGGCTTAACACTTCAATGTTATCCGTAAGAGTAATGAACTTCTTAACATCCACCCCCGTCCACCGATGAATGGCTTGATCATCGTCCCCTGCATATATCACCTCGTCCGAAGACTGAGCCATGTGCTTAACCATGTCTAACTGTAACGGCGTTAGATCCTGTGCTTCATCCACGATCAAAAGTTTGAAGTGTGGAAACTGTGCATGCATCGCCTTTTCTATCAGATCCACAAAGTCCATCTTAGACTGCAACGACTTGTATGTGATCGTCGCCTTTTTAATCTGCTCTAGCTTAGAGAAGTACAGATCATAGTCTTCAGCTTCATTGTACTCCTGCTCTAACGACACTCCCCGATACCGTGAGCGATCCAATACTTGAACATATTTACTTCCACTGCCACCAACCGACGAAAGCAGGATACCCTCATCTGGGTCTGTCTTGTCCATTCCCGAGAAAGACATGCCGAGGTTTCTGCCCAATGCACTCCAATCATCGTTGTCCATTATACTAGATCTATTCAGACCTAGCGCACGAAAGGCTATAGAGTGCAGGGTGCGGAAGTAAGCCAGTTGCTTGATGTTCATTCCGAACTCATCGAGTACACGTTCCACCGCTTCTTGTATCGCCTTGCGCGTAAACGAAACGAACGCAATCTCCTCGGGTCTTACCCCATCATCAAAGGCTTTCCGGATCCGCTCAATAAGAGTGTATGTCTTTCCGCAACCAGGTGGTCCCAGAATCAGACGCTCATTCGTCATCCGTCTTGCCCCGTGGACGCTCGGACAACCACTTGGTTACCTCGCTCTCAACCCAACGGCTTGCACTGTTACGAGCCCCACCATCATCACCCAGTATAATAGGCTTTGGGAATGTCCCTTCACTAACCCACTTGTAAACAGTGGACTTGGAAACATTCAGCCATTCGGTGACCTCCGTAATCCTCATCAACTTACTATCAGAAGGGAATGTCATTTTCTTTCTCCTCGGTATTTAAATATACGTCATCATCTTCGAAGGCAGGAACCCACCATACTCTTAGTGTTGACCGTTTGCCGTCAGGCTTGCGTATCGCATGATGCCCATGGCACTCCTGCCCCCCGTTTAATTCTTTTAATCGCTCTTGAACTTCGGCTCTCGTATACTCTGAGAACCCACGGTTTTTAAGGAACTGCATAACACCTGCAATAGTGAACCTGGTCTGACCGTCTTCTGTCCATGGCTTACCCATGTCCATCTCTTCGGGAGCCATAGCTTTGATCCGACTGGTGCAGTAAATCTTCAGCAACTCTTTGAACTGACCCTTGATGGTCATCTCTTCTGGAACCTCCAGTTTAACAGACTTGGTCATCAATTCATTGACCATCTGCTGCCACTTCTGAGCCTTTAGGTTGGGCGGCATCATACTCAGTTGCTCCATGCATTGCCGTTGCCAAAGGTTCTGGTTCTGTAACTGCTCCGTAGTAAGTTGCATCCGCTGACCATCAACATCCATGAAATACAAGCGAGGCTCGGACATCAG